ATGCCGACTGCCGGCATATGAGATATTAATATATAAGTATTTAAACCACATTGTGTCTAAATTATGTCTAATAAGGTTATCCATAACTATGATTACTAGTCTGAGTAATTCTTTATAAGGACTATCGATTTATAGAATAAAATAATAAAAAGAATATATAAAAAACTAATCGTTTGTTGTTACTAGTAATACCACCTCTTTCTCATAGCATCGCCGGATTTAGTGTTATTTTTAACATATATTCTACCGCGCTGTTTTTTCATATAGCCCAAACTACACATTAACTTTCCTAAATCACTTTCACTTATTCGTAAATAATGAACTAACTTATTTTTATCCCATCCATCACGTTTTAGGATAAAATCGTACAATCGATAAGACGTCATTCCACGCTCGTTAAAAGCTTCAGCATCTTGTCTTAGAATTCGTTTATCATCCCGGCTTGTAAATTTATTTTTAATTATTTCGATGAGTTCTATAACGCTTAATCCATGGCCTAGACATTCAAATATACACTTCCAAGGAACATTCGATAAAGCATTTAGCCAATCTAGTTCAGGGCCACCACCGGCACCCAGTCCAGAAACAGGTGAGAACCGTATTGTTTCACCATCCCAATCAAACAAACCATCTTTCGAAAATTGTATTAATGTATTTGCTGTCAAATTAGCGTTGCTATCGAATGCCTCTTGATATTCAACGCCCCCCATTTTATCCAAATTATAATTGAACTTTTTACCATTTTGATCAAATAAAAAATAAGTATGACTTTCACCAAGATATTTAGGAATTGGCCAATCGTCATTACTTTCCGAGTTTATACAATCAATGGTTACTTCATTGAAATATGGTATAAGATTATCATTACAATCCACTTCCACAACTTTTTCATATAGTTTTTCCAAACCGTTAGAAGGAAGTGAAACCACAAACTTTATTTCCATTTATAAAATGCCTCTTCAATTTACTATTTTGATTTTATCTTATCATAGTATTAATACGGCATTTGCGAACTCAAAACAGATACGCAACTTGGTCCGCTAATTTTAAATTTGTTAGAAAATACCAGTTTACTTATGTACGGGCAAAGGCCCTTTTGTTACTTCGTCTTATCAGCAATAGCCTGCGCTAAATCATGAATTTCAGACTTAGTTTGCTCATCAATGGCGCTTGTGGCTTGCTGTGATGTGTCTGATTGAGATTCTGGTTGTGGTGACTCAGGTTCTGTCTGATTGTTAACTGGTGCCGCCAACAAGTCCCAAGTACGTGCATCTCCGTAAAAGATAGAACGGTCATAAGGTACGCATACATACTGCCACATTGTAATGATTTTCCATTCTTTAATGTTAACAAAATGAGTATTGTCTGCCCAGTCTTGCAATTCTTGCGTGTATTCAGTAGGAGCCATATATGGGTAATCAGCAATCCACACAGGGTTATCTGCCATATCTTCCCATGAGTATCCATGCACGCTATTAACAACGTCAGAATAACCAATATATAGCCACACCTTCTTACCAGTCTTCTCATAGATATAGTCAGCAATTTCTCGTGGTTCATAACCACTTAAAACTGGATAACCGGCCATATTTTCAAAATCAAGCAACAATGGTACATCAGGGTCATAACATTCAGGAGCTGCATTATCTAAGAAAAATTGCGCCTGCTCTTTAGCATCAATTCCGCCGACGATGAAGTGATAAAGCCCTAACTTCTTACCTGATTCTTTAACTTGGTTAACCTGTGTAGTAACGTGCTTATTTACATAACTATTACCTTCCGTAACCTTAACGATCACAGCATCGTTTTCGGAGATGATTCCACTAATGTCGGCAGGGTTGTTATCTGATACATCTGCTACAAACATATTATTTACCTCCATATTGAGAAAGTAGTGCTCGTTGAATTGATGCACTATTAGACTCACTAATCGATGTATTGGCTGAACTCTGTGTTCCAAAATTAAGTTTTACTTCTGAAAATTTGCCTTTATCAGCTTGATTCAAGCTTTTGCTTGCACGCTCATTCATTTTCTGAACCGCATATTCTAGCTTATCCCCTAGTTGTTGATTTGAAAAAAGGCCATTCATACCATTGGCATTTAAACGTTCCTTTACTCGCTCAATAGCTTCTTGTCGCTTGTCAGCACCAACCATGTCAGTATTTTCTAAAGCTGAAACAGCATCATCAAACCAACCAGCTACTAGTGCTACGTTGTGTAGTTTAGTGACTTTTTCAATATTCACCGAATACTTTTTAATTAAGCTGATACCCGCATGAATTAACGGACCAAACAGGCCAAGCAAAGCTAATAACATAACTAAAAGCTCATATAACTGTGTAATCTTCATGTTGACGAAATCTCCTCAATTTTATCTGAATAATCATGGCCACCCATCGCTAGCAAATCAGTATTGAGTCGTTTAACTAAATCGTTTAACAATCCAACCTGCATTCTCAGTTCTTGGTTTTCAGTCATAATTTTTTTGTTTTGTTCATTGATTGTCTTGTACTGTACGCTGATAATTTCATATTTAGAGCTAACATCAGCTAACTGGTCCATTAACTGGGTGTTCTTGTCACTAATTTCTTTAAGGCTTTTATCTAGGCGGTCAATCATATCCGTCTGCTTAGTCATGAAAGCATCTTCATGTTCTAGCATCGTGCTATCACGTTTCACACGATTTTTAATCCACACACCTAGAAGCACACAAAGAGAACCAAATGCGGTTCCTAGTGCTCCCCATGTTTCTGCGCTAACTATCACCGGCAATCCTTTCCGCTCGTTTAACAACTTCCTCTATCTTCCGCTCGCCCATTAATTTATAACGAGCCTCGTTATAAATTGACGATAAGGAAAATATAAGCATTGCACCATACACAAACGGGTCCATCCGCCAATGTCCTGAATTAATACAGTCTGCAAAGTAGCAAAACGACAGCATTCCAAACAGAAAAACCGCTACTAAAAGTAAGAGCAGTCTAATCTTGTACCACCAAAAATCCCAGATAGCATTTACTACCGTAAAAGCTCCAATTAATAAATAGATAATGCCTGGCACCAAGTCATCTACCCAGTCGATTTCTGGTGGTAATGTAATTTCTAATTGGTTAAATCTGAATAAGATAAATGAACCCACAATCATTTCAATCGCTCCGATTAACCATAAGTCGTTATTTCTAAAAAAATGTCTAATCATAATACCCCCTAATCTACTGCGATGTAAGAACCAGAAATAGCAAAAATGTATTGTGATTTCATTCCAGCAGTAACGTGAGCATTACCACCGCTATTAATAAGCATAGACCCTGCTGTATACCCCGACTGCATTGATAATACAGCACCGCTATAAGGCATAAATCTTCCAGAAACAATACCGGGTTGATTACCCATATCAGAAGTTAAGGTACCGAATCCGCTCACGGTCACTATATTTCCAATCCTAATGAAGTTGATAATGACACCGCACACAACTTTTATCATCACCTCTGACTTTTTATGAATTGATTTCCAAGTAACAGATTTATTAAAAACAGAACCGACAGAATCAACTCCAGAACCATCTAAACTAAATACTTCAATAATGCCGTGTACAGGATAGGTGGCTGTAGTAATCCTAACTAGCGCAGCACTTGGCATATTAGCGGGAGAGTTTTTAAAGGCAGCACTACCACCGTAAAAATAATGCACGCCAACATAATTAACTAAGTTGTTGACAATATCATTGAAATCTCCACTCGTTACGAAATCACTAGGTCCATAAGCAATCTTAGTAGCGTCCGTTTTAGTTGCATACGATGATAGCTTAGTATTTAACTGGTCTTGTGTCACAGCGCTTAGTGCTGTCTTGTTGAAGTCAGCAATAGCCTTATCAATCTTTTGGTTAGCTGCAGTTAAATTACTATCAACGCTGTTAGCTTTACTATTGATAGTATCAAGCTTAGCCATCGTGTCCTGGGCACTCTTTTGAACAGCGTCAAATTTACCCTGAACGACCCTTTTAGCATCTTCAACAACACCATCAACAATTGAGATATAGTCTTTGGCTTGCTCACCATTTAGGTCAACAGCCTCTTCAACGATGACTTTAAAACTAGCAGTTGAGGCTGTCTTATCGCCAAAAGTTACCTTAAAATAGGCATTTTTAAAGACGCCCATGTCTTGACCGAGCGCCTTTGGTGGTGTGTATTCAAATATTCCGTAGTTGCGATCAATGTAGGACACATTAGTATCAACAACTACTTTACTAGCAGAGCTTTCGCCCATAAATGTGACAGTTCCACCAGTTAAATTGGTTGGGTCGCCGTTGTCTGTGAGCGTTACGTGCCAAGTCGAATAGTTACCATCCCCTTGCCGTAGAATAACACGGGGGTTATTAATTTCAGACTTAGTTGTGTCTAAACTTAAATTAAGTGTGCGGCTCATTGTAACCTCCTTCCTCGAATGAATCCATTAATTTGTCATAACCATCAGCAGCTTCTCCAGCAATTAGCTCACTGTAATTACATAGTTCTGCATACAGCTTTGAAAACTGTCCTTCGGTGTCTTCTTCAAAAATAGAGCGCTCTTGACGTAACTCGGTTAGTTCTTTTGATATTTTTTCAAAAGTTTCCTTACTTCCGTTTCCGGCAATCTGACCGTTTTCTTTTACTTCGGCACCGTTACTAACGATAATTGACCGCTCTTCTTCTCCAATTTCATAAACTTTAGCGTCAATCTTTTTAATTAAACGTGTCCGAAACCTGGAAACTTGTCCAGATAACTTAGCTTCTTTTAAAAATAGATTCACACTATTTAAGTCAATATTAGTAATCTTAATCATTTAATTGTCACCCAAGACGTCGCCTTCCCCTCACTATCAAATCCTTTTGGAATCACAACTCTATCCATAGCAGCTAATTGCCCTAAGATTTCTCTCAAATCGCCACCTTGTTCATACATGCGAACTCCAGCTCTGAATACAACGTCATCATCAAATGTAAAGCCGGAATTATAACCACCAGCACGCCATTCTTTTCTGAACCAAGATAATTTAATACCGAAATTACCACTTTCAATACCGGTATTACGAGCTGACCAAGTCATATAGTCCCCTTTACCGTTTAATTGAAATCCTAGTCCTTGATAGTTGTCTGGCATTCCACTCATGTGTGCGACACCAACACCACCAACATCTTCATCATTCATATTTAGCGTCATTCCACCAGAATTGAACTTAGTGTTGACCCCTGTAGTTGATACTTTCATGCCAGAACCATCAATAAATGTAGAGCCAAACGAACCATCCCAACGACTGCGAATGAATTGCGAGAAATTGCCAACTAATGAATTAACATTCAGGTTGATCACGTCAATTTGAGCAGCATCAATTTGGCCGCCTTTGATGAAATTAGCTGATAGATGGCCGGTACTGATATTGTTAGCGTCTAGGTTCAACACATTCACGCGGTTAGCGTCGATAATGCCTTGCTGCAAACGGTTGGCGTCCGTAATGCCATTGAATTTAACCCATGTAGAACCAGAATAAGCGTACATTGCTACGCCATTAGGTTCGTTAACATCGTCCTTATACCAAGTATCTCCTTGTTGAGGATTTACCGGGTTATCGGGCCCACGGTATACCGTGTGGTCGCCGTTCAATTCAGCGCTATTCTTATCCCACTGTGAGTCTGTAGATGCTTCCAAAACCCACGCATTACCATCGTAATAATATAGTTCTGTTTTTCCATTTGGAAGATTTTTAAACCACACATTTCCCTTGCGAGGGTTAGTTGGTTGTTCTACTCCAAATGTAGTGTCGTTATGACCACCGTGAGTCATTGTCCATGCTGACATTTCGGAAGTTACAGAAATACTACTACTTAGTGAATTAACGCGATTAGTCATGCCGCCCTTAGAAAGGTCTGAACCGAGTTGAATTGTCGTGTTGCTTGGGTTAGTTAAGTCATAATTAACCTCAAATACTCGAGTCTTATAACTCAACTTGCGCTTATCGTGCATGATTAGTACGGTGTCACCTAACGAAAGACCATCAGTTTCAGCAATCGTAGCCGAATACTGAATAGCTGGGTGATTCATCGCCATCAAATCATTATAGGCCGCCCTTAGTAACTGCTTCGTATCATCAATTTGGTCATAGGTTTTGATTAATAACCTAGGTGTACCGTCGATGTGACCATATTCCAGCGTTGCCTCTGGGTCGGTTAAGACTAAATCGCCCTTGACCTTGTCCATTGGGTCGCCTTTATATTTTGACCACTCCAAATCTTCGATAGTAATACGCCGGCCATAACCATCAGGAGTATCATCATGACCTTCACTGACTTGCTCGCCCTTACCTCTAGGAAGAATAGCGGTGTAAATACTTGAGTTATCTCCAGTCCGCTCCACCGTTAACAAGTTAGACCCATGCACGAATACCTTAGATGTGTCTTCACCTTGACGAATCACATAGTCCATATAACGGCCGGTTATTTTACTACCGGTAATAGCTACATAGAATACAACTTCGCCACCTAGACCATTCACAACCTTAGTGATGGCGTCTAAGTTGCTATCAAAGTAGTAGTTAGTCTGCAGCAATCCAGGGACGACACACACACCCAAATTCCAGGTAGAACCACCAAGCGCAACCGTCATCAAGTTATAAGCATTCTCACTCTTAAACCGCCGGTCTTTGATGTAACCGTATGAATTTAACTCCTGATAAGCCAATTCATAAGCACTATACTCAGTCCGATCTGATTGGTCTTTAATGCTCATAATCCGAAGCATGACATAATTATCAGGTTTCAACGGGTGAGGTACGCCAATATAGCGAGCCTTACTATCCAAAGCAATCGTGGCCGGCACACTAAAATCAAGCGTAATTGCCTGGTTAATCTTGACATCAAGATGAGCTTCTATTAAATCACTTTTATCAATAAGGCCAATAATATTCTGCCTTTTATCAAATAGATACATCATAGTAATTTAACCCTGTATTTAACCTTAATTTGAATTGCTTCTAGGCACACTACCTTATCGCCTTTTTTAATCTTGGCTTCAAATATATTGGTATTCATAATCTTAATCTTGTTAAGAATACTAGTCCCATTCATCGTTAACGTGCGATTATTGATATCTAACACAACAGTAGAATTGGCAGATAATCCGCCACCCAATTCCATGATATAACTGTTACCAATCGTAATCCGCATGTTATCGGTTGATTGTGGCGGTAATTTAACAACAATCTTATCAACGTTTTGCGGGTATAGTATCTGTGGGTCATTAATCATAGCCACGTTACCACCAGTAACCTCTTTTGACTGACCATGACGATAAGGGTCGCTCATTGTGATTTCAATGGTACCTTTAACTGACAAGCTACCCGGCTCCGTATTAGTTAGTTTAGTAACTGTACCAACCCTGACAAATTCCGGTTCGTCGTCAAAATAAAATTCCTTTTCATCCCCTTGTAGCAGATATTTAAGGCGTGTAAAGGCGCTGTTAAACTTATCTGTTGTGTCAGCAATCAAAAAGAATCCAACCGTTACTATATTATGATCCAACTGAGAATTTAAAAAGAAGTCGCCATCGCCAAATGTATCAGCAACCTGCAACTTCCTAGTGTAATTATCTCGGCCATCAACGTTAACCGTATGAAATTCAGCGATTTCATCATCTAGGTTGTGGCCGTTAAATGTTAAGGACTCTACCGGACGTTTATCCGGCGGAGAGGTAGTCTTTTCAATATCTCGAAATTCGTAACTCATTAAATCTCCTTAAAACAATGCAATGGAGTTGTTACGTTGTAATTCTCCACGTGTACCTTGGTTGTTTGAAATGTCATCAACAAAGGCATTAAAGGTATTAGCACCCATGCTTAGGTTAATGTTGGCCGACTGCTTATTGGCTTCCATCTTCATCGAGACAGTTCCGGTGTCGCTTAAATCAAAACCAGTTGTAATTGGGTTTAACTGATAGTCAAACTTACCACCACCAACTATTCCGTTAGCCGCTGACATGACATCATTAGCCATATTTGAAATCGAATTAGCTGCTTTATAAGCATTATCGTCCACTCCGTTAGCAAATCCAGCAACAGTATACATACCTAATTCTTTGAATTTACGTGATGGAGAATGAATACCAAGCATTGATTTGGCAGCGTCAAACGCTTGTTTAGCCATATTAGCGGCAGTATTTGCTGCGTCTCTAATCTTGTCTTCAATACCTTGTATAAATCCATTGACTAACTGATGTCCGATGCTCAACAGACTAACTGACCCAGCTCCATCTTTAGCATTGTTACCGGCTCCTTTACCACTGTTATGAGCATTATTAAATCCCTTCTCAAACCCCTCTATGAACTTTTGAAGAAGCTGACCACCAGATCCAACCATATCACCAAACATTTCGCCAATACCCTCTATAAATTTCAGAACAACATCTTTGGCTTTTTGATAAATAAGCGGCATTCTGTCAACTATTCCGTCTATAAGCTTAAAAATCATATCAATACCGGCATCAATAATTCTAAGAGCGTTATCGGCAATAGACCCAATAAAGGCAACTATGACATCGGTTGCAGCACTTGCCACTCTTGGAATTGAATCTGCAATTGATTCTAAGAATGCAACCATCATATTTGTAGCAGCTTCAACTATTTCAGGCAGCTTAATTGTTAGCTCATTCAAGAATCCGATAATAATATTGGCGAACTGAGCAACTATTTGAGGCGTGTAGGTCACAATAGTGCTTAGAAACGTTAAGAATATTTGTAGGAATGACTGAGCAATCAATGGGGCTTGTTGCATGAGGGTCACAACAAAAGACGTAATTAACGTGACGAATCCTTGACCAAGAATAACCATGTTCTGCTTAAAATTAGTAGCTGCTAGATCAAGAGAAGCCATAACAACAACAAAATTAGTAATTGCATTAGTAGCGGCAGCAAATCCGAACAGCATGGCAGCAATTCCGGCCGTTGCCATCATTACAGCCGCTCCAATTGAAAGCATAGCGGCAGAAAAAGCAACTAAACCAACAACATTGGCCGTCAACAGTGGACTAAACAAAGCTACTACAGCGACTAAAGCACCAATCGCCACTGTTATAGTGATAACGGCTGTTATACCTGCTTGGCCGGTCTTAGCTAAATCGGCAATCGCAAAAACAAACACGCCCAATCCAGCAGCGGCCACGCCAACACCAACACCTATTTCTAATATTGACAAAGCAAGCTTACTTGTTTTTGGAGAAGCATTAGATGCCACATTTCCGACTGCTGACAAAGGACTTTTTACCGCCTTAGCTGCTTTTCCTGCTGAATTAGCTGCTTCCTTGAATTTTAAAAATCCATTTAATAGCACAGCCATACCAGCACCAGTAGCTACTAACGCTAGTACTCCTCCCAGTACTTTCATTTCCTCTTTGTTTTCGGATATTTTTTTAGCCATATCTGACAAAGATTTAGCTGTTTTATCAACAAAATCTCTAAACGGCTTGAAATTGTTATAGGCAAATACCACTGCAGTAGCAATAGCTATTAACGCAGCAATAACAGGATGTTTAGCAATTAACGTCAGTCCACTTGCAACAGCATTAGATGCCTTTTCAAACGCATACATAGAACCGACAACAGCAGCCGCTGATCCACCAACAATTAGTAATGCTGGTCCGACTGCTTTTAGTAAAGGCAGTAAGAATTTAAACGCAGCCACAGCTTTGTCAGCAACGGCCTTTGAAATTTCATTAACAGTCTTCCTAAACGGTTCACTAGAGTTATAAGCCCAAACAAATCCAATGGCTAATGCTGCAATAGTAGCTACTAACAATCCAGCCGGAGTAAATAGCGCACCAATTGCACCAACAACATTCTTTGTCTGAGAAACAAACGTTCCCATTGTAGTCATTGCTGTCCCGATTACTGGAGACATTCCGATAAAATTGCGGGTCATTTGAGCGAATGGTGCGTTACTTTCAGCCGCCCACGTAAGGGCTCCGTTAATCATGGAAATATAGCCACCATTCACACCTTTAGCTGCGTCCATTGACTTATTACGCAATGCTTCCCAGTTACCACCAATCTGTTCAATCTTAGAACCTAGGTTCTTTTGCATTTCGGTAGCTTGATCGCTAAGAAACTTAGTGGAGGTTGCACCATCTTTGGCAGCGCCGTCCATTGCTTTAGTAAATGCGTCCCATGATGTTGTTGTGTTACCAGTCTTGTCCTTAATAGAATCAAGAAGCGGCAAAATAGCACCCATTCCAGCCGTTCCAAACATTTTCTTTAATGCTTCGGCCTTTTGAGATGAACTCATACCATCCATCTTGTCGGCGATTTCTTGCAAAATCTGTGGGAATGGTTTCATTTCCCCCTGGGCGTCAGTAAAGGTAAGTCCTAACTCACTCATTTGTTTGGCCGCAATCTTACTTGGTGCCTGCATTTGAAGCATGGCGTGGTTCAAGTCTTGAGACGCTTGAGCGGCACTAAATCCACGGTTAGTAAGCAAACCAATAGCAATGCTAGTATCTTGCATTGAAATACCGGCATTGGAAGCAGTACCACCAATGGTAGCCAGCGCCTGTTGCATGTCTTCAATAGAGGCGTTAGACAAGTTAGCCGTTTGAGTTAGAATAGCAGCCGCTTGAGCAGGGCTATCTAAGCTCTTACCCCAAATATTCATAGCTTGCTGAACAACACTAGCCGTTGTTTGCAAATCAGCACCAGCGGCAGTAGCAGCCTGTGCAATCGCTGGAAACTCTTGCTTGATTGTATCAATAGAGGCACCATCACGAGCCATAGCAACCATGGCATCGGCAGCGTTCTGAGCAGACAAAGGCAAATCAGCACCCATCTTGTTGGCCACGTCAGACAGTCCTTGAATATCTTTAGAAGTACCACCGGCAATAACAGCCGCTTTGTTTAAACTAGCTTCAAAGTCCCCAAATGATTTTAATGACTTCATTCCAATAGCTGTAGTAGCGGCACCGGCAACTGTCATTGCTTTTCCCATCTTACCAGCATAATCAGATATATTACTGAACGATGAACTAGCTTTACCAGCAAAATTACTCATGCCATTAATCGCTGTCTGTGTGCCTGCTAAGAATTGACTTGTATCAGCCGAATAGACGGCTTTTACTTCATATTGTTCAGCCATTTAACCTCCCTTCTAGCTCATCTAGTAGAGCCATGTTGTATTCTTCCTCAGGCTTAGCAATATTAACCGCTGCGCCTGGATTAAACTGTAATTTCACATCATTGACAGCTTGCTTGTACTGATTACCAAAAAACTTATCGAACGTGTCAAACTTAAGATGATCACCACTAGCATTAGTTTGTTGTGAGCCTAAGTTGGCCCACGCTGCTTGGTGGAGTGAGTACATATTATCTAACTCACGCAATTGTGCAGCTTCAAGGTGTAGTTCGTACTCCCTAGGCGTCATCAGTTCAATCGTTTCAATGTCGCTTATACCAAAATAGCGCAACCCGTTTACCAACAATTCGTGGTACGTGGTTGCGCTGTCTTTGGGTTCTTCTATTGAGCGGCCGCCTGCTTCTGTACGGCGGCTACCACTTTTGACGTGAAACGAGTTTCCTCTAGATTAGTAATGACCATTTGAGACAAGGCATCCAAATCAGTCCCATCTTCTTCAAAATAATCATTCAATGTCTTAACAGTTAGCTTGCCACCGACTGCATGGTTAGCAACCAACAAAATATCACGCAAAGCAATTGGACTTTCTTCCATAATAAGCTTTGACATAACCATCTTTAGACCGACTTCAAACGTAATCCCGTTATTAGTACCCTTAACAAATTCATCAAGTAATTCACTAAAGCGCATGTTAAAACTAAACTTTTCATCCTTACCATTAATTGGCAATGTGAATGACTTGAAACCCAAAACTTTACTCATGAAATATTCTCCTTTTTATCAATACATTAAATGGGCCTCTCACCCCGTTTGAACGTTTAGCCGTTGTCGCTTATTAGTTACTTTGGCGCTTGTGCGTTATTGGATTGTTCTGAACCAGTCACAACACCCAAGTCTTGGAAGTCATAACTTACGTCAGTATCACTATTTGCATCAAGTGATAAGTCGCCCTTACGAGCATAACCGCCATTAATTGAGGCTTCTAGCTTTAGCGATACACTGTTGTCACTGTCGCCGGTTTCTTCTGAAGAAGTCATGTGAGCGCGCATATAGCGACCCGCACACGTCCCAGGCTTAGTTCCTGGCGTATCAGTATAAGCGATCCAGAACTCTACTTCTTTATCCTGATTGATAGCGTCATCGAGGTCATTCTTGACCACACTTTGATTAGAGGCCAACAATTCAAGTGACAAGGTACCATCAAGCGAACCGCCCTTTTGCACCTTACCATCCTTCGTGTCTTCGCTCTTCTTGTCACGGCTCAGCTTGTAGCTGTAAGTCGTTTGATAGGCGGCTTTAATTCCGCGCGTCTTACTTTCATTTTCACGCAAACGCACAAACACAATCGCTTTGCCGCCTGACTTAGCCTTTAAATCTTCTGCCATAAATAAATCCTTTCTAAATTAAAAGACACGATACGTTACATCTAACGTTCCGTGCCATAGTTGCAAATTATCTTCTTGTTCTAAATCAACGCTATTGACCGTATATACTGGGTCAAGTTCAACCGAGTAGCTGTCTGTGCTGTTTAACTTCATTAAGTAGTTAAACACTTTAGATTTTAACCGCTCGACTTCGTTTCGGCTCTTTGCATCCCCAAATATGTGAATGGTTAGAGATGGCTTAGCCCTCAGTGCTCCCTTGGCCGGTGCATATTGCTGCAATGAACTATTGCCCAGCACCACAAAGGGTTTGTCGGTTTTAACCGCCTTAAAATCAGGCAACCGCTTATAGAACTGTCCAGCGGGTAGATTGTCAAACAACCACTTACCAACAGTTTGAACCAGCTCATAATCTGGTGTATATTCAGGCATTCTCGAGCACCGCCTCCATATTTCTAATAAACACTTCTTTGTGGATTTGATAGGCCTGATACATGAATAGTTTTGGTTGAATGAAGCGAGTGCCGTTTTCCTGAGCATAACCATAGTTAAAATTACGGTTCATTGCGTTACCGGTCACTGTTCCTGTCGATACTAAACCAGTATTCACAAAGCTAATATCAATATTGCGCCGTAAAAATCCATTCTTAACTGGTGCTAAACGTGCCGCCTGTGCCTGAGTACTGGCCGTTGTGGAACGAACTAACTCCCTAGCTGCTGAAGGTACACGAGTTAGCTTATCGGTATGCACCGAGATAAACTTGTCAGCACCTTCAATCCTAAATCCACCACTCATTTGCTACCGGCCTCCTTTACCATAATTGAATTGCGTGAGCCAATCTGTTGACGTTCCAACGGCACATATTTGACTCCATCAATCACACAATAATCAAACTTAGGTAACGGCGTGATGGTTCGTAAAATCTTACGATCATAGTCCGTTTGGCCGTAGTCTCGATAAGAACGAGCAGCAGATAAGTTAGTTACATTGATAATTACCGTTGCTACTAACTCTCCGTTAGGATTGTACTCAACCGTTGGGTCTTCACTCTCAACTGCCTCTTTGTATAGTTCAACCTTGGTGTGCATATTCATACGAACCACACCTTTCCGTGGCGAGGGCCCACAACGTCTCCATTCTTGAACTGATTGATTTCAGTCATGAATTGAGCGAAGTCATTCTCTTGGAATACTAAACCAAGTCCGTCCTGGTTAGCTGATTTCATTCCTTCATTACCAATACGTGAGAAACGAGCAGCGACCACATCAGCAACGATGTAGTTAAACTTAGCAGGAATAGCACCATCATCATCAACACCTAATAAGACAGCTAAACGTTCACGAGTTCGACGCTCAATGATATCTAACTTATCTTTGGTAGATGATTTATTATCAATCAGCGTTGCGTAATCGTTTGCTACACCCATCAATCACCTCTTAGCTTCCTGCAGGAGCGTTTTCCTTGGGAGCATTACCCTTAATTGATACAGAAACGCCGTCCTTTTTCTTATCCAGAATAAACAAATCATGGTACAGACGGTTCTGGTACAAATATCCGTCACCTTCTGTGTGTTCGCCCGGTGCAAACATGAAGATAGCATTTTCCTTAACAATCGGAATGACAACAGGCTTAGCCACAAATAAGAAGTTAATATCCTTGGCACTGGACTTAGCCTTAAATCCGTCAGAAAAGTCATAATCAGTCTTAAAACGGTCTTCATCCCATACTTCAATTAGTTGTACACCATCAATTGAAGTAATACGTGATTCTAGCGCAGTAGTACCGATGTTCTGGTTCGTGATGTTACGTGTAAATTCAGTAGAACGCTCTAGTAAGTCCATTGCTTCGGTAGAAATGAATCCAACAATGTTACCTGCGCCATACTTACGGACTGGCAATAATGCAGCCTTCAAACGAGTGTAAACATTAGCCTCTGTCAACGCTTCCTCTTTGGAGGTCTTAGCACCCTTAGCCAACGTCGAGAAACGATAGGCGTCAATTTCAGGCTGAACGTTTTCCTCAATGAATACACGGGAAATATTTCCAACAGCCAAATTCTGGTTAGTTTCGTCAACATCTTGCCGATCAACATAGAACTCAACATCGCGGTCTTGTCCCATTGTGTAGACCTTCTTATCGTTTGAGGCGCTTCCCTCGTTAAATCCCTTGTTACGAGTATGAGGCTTCAATCCTGATGTAGAAATTGTTGTCAAAGTAAATGACTTGCCACCGTTAACAAGGTTTACGTTAGGAATACCTAGCGCAGTAGTTAAAAGCCCCTGAGTAATTTTTTGATCAAATGCTCCATTGTCATTTGTAATGTAATTAATTGCCATAACAGCTCCTTTTATAGTCCTAATCCTTTAGCTAAGTCACTGCGGGTGTCCGTATCACTAGACTCTCCGCGCGGCTTTCCTGACCCACTTAGCTTCTTATCAACTTGTTCATTGACACGCTGGTCAATGATTGTTGCGATGTTATCGGTTGCTTTAGTGATGGCGTCTGCGTCCCCTAGTTCAACCAATACACTAGCCAATTCAGAAGGTAGCCCCTTATCAGCAAGCACGTCCTTAACATTAGCCGTTAGTTCCCGTTTATTGATTTCAGCTTCACGCTTTTCTAGTTCTGACATTCGCTGTTCTTCTTCGGCCTTAGCCTTTTCAGCAGCGGACATCTTGGCTAGCTTAGCGCCCTCTGACTTAGCTTCTTCTAGCTTGGCATCTAAATCAGACTGCCAACCGTCACGAGCCTTTGCGACACGTCGTTCTGCCTCTTGATCTAAACGCTTAGCTAACTCTTCTTTGGTAATCGTTACTTCTTCTTGCCCGTTCCCTTCTTGCCCTTGCAAGCCATCATTATCACCACCCTTTCCTTCGTCTTGCTCTTCGTACATAAAACGATCGAATTTCAACATGTTATTAATCTCCTAATACACAATGATTGGCACAGTTTCCACCGTTAAGGCACAACCTCCACCGCCCATTCCATTTCGTTAGTAAATTGAGCAGTTAAAGGCGTGCTCAGGCCATAATAAAAGCACCTACATTGCTGTAAGCGCTAATCTGCATATATTTCACCACTATCCACCGCTACTACTGCACATCGGCAGTTAGGGTGTCTTGGTATTGTGTAACGTCCACTACCAAATTTATTCGCATTGAACTGTTTGCCGTCATTTTCAAGACAGAAACGGCAGGCACCAGGACTAGCGACCCACTCCATTTTTTCGTAACCAGCCATTTTAATATTACGAGCTTGCTGTGCTGCTGATACCCTAGCGCCCTCAGTCCTCAAGATGCGTTCTGCTTGATACTTAGCTACGCCGAACTTATCCCTTATCTCTTTCGTAGCGGCCATTGGATTCTCATTCAGTAACGCTTGACGCATGATACGTGATATATCCGAACGCAACTGCGCTTGGTTGCTCCATATCCGGCTAGACCACGTCATACCGTCATAAGTCTTGTTGATTATTTCATCCCCAACAGCCTTAGCAGTCTGCTTATATATCTTGTTACCAAATTCAGCCGTTTGCTTGGCATCTAAATGTAGCGCTCTACTAATTTCATCAATACTTTTGACAGCGATAACGCTGGTGTACAACGTTGTGGCGTACTCAATCATTTGGTCTACGTTAGATACATGGACTTGATTCATACCGTTCTTAGTCGCATATACATTCAACTCGGACATCAATTCTGGGTCTGGTGCTCTAGAATTATCCGACTGTTGGAAGTCTGGATACTTCGACTGGAACAATGCCCACCACGCTAAAAACTCCAATGACTGTTGCTTCACGATTTTATCAATCAGCTTAGCATTCTTGGCGTCCTGCTTAATCTGACGTTTACTAAATTGAAAGGCCTCATCACGATTATTCATCGCCAGTTACCTCTTCTTCATCACTATCGACAGCTTGTTGACGTAACTTAATGTGAGTCATCTCTTCTTGCATATCGGCCATAGCTTGGTCTTGCTGCTCTCTCAAGTTACCTAATTGTTGAGCGTCAATTCCTGGGGCGTACTTATCAAGATAAGCCTGTGGGAATGAAGCACCGGCCTGTTGTAGCAATTGGATTGTGTTGACATCATCGGTTGGCGTGTTGTCCGTAAACATGAATTTAATATCGTTACTATCAATGTTCCACGCACCACTAACAGCCAACTCTAAGTCTTGGATAATACCATAGATGGCACTCAATCCTTTTTCAAACATACGCCGCTTGGTTTTGGCCAATTGAATAACACCCAATTGCTTGTACTGCATGGCAACCCCGCTAGCATTACTAGCAAAGTTCTCATCAGATACATCAGGCGTACGGCTAAAGGTGTGGATGTTCTTAAACAGTCTATTCTTGTATGCCTCAACGCCTGCTGCGTCGTATTCCTTGTGGATATAGCTAGCACTGACATTGGTTTGTGCACCAGTTCCGCTAATACCAGACTTCAAGAACAACGTACGCGACTCACGTATCTGTTTAATCATATCTTTTTTAGCAGCAACTACCTTTTCAAGATATTCTTTGTCTTCAGGGTTAGCAGCTAACTCAATACCATCTAGTAAATCGTTAATGTCTCCCTGAATGACTAACATAGCGTCGTTACTATCTTGCATGTAGTTAGCTGTATCAGACTGACTAGCGTCGTAGGCATCAATCAAGCTAATAACACCCTCATAGTCGCCCATACGTTGGCTATTATTCCAGAATTCAACGACTGGCAACGAAACAATGTCTTGTGTGTCATCAATAGTCCAACCATCTTCTAAGATTGAGGCGCCAATCTCAATTGGCTGGCTTTGGCGGTATTCTCCATCCGTCCAGGTCTCTACAATGTACATGGAATTAAGCAAATCACCACTCACTGTGTCGACTTGCTGTTGTGGTGTATACCGAACGGCCATGACCGGTTTAGGGTCAATGTCTTTGGAATAAATCATGAACGTATTAATAGGATTTAACCGCACAATACGTTCAATCTTTTCATTTGGATCACGGAACACATTAGCGTATGCTCGGCCAAATTTAGACATGTCGGCAAATAAATCATAGAACAGCGCATCGACGTCGTTCACGTCATTAATCTTATCCAATAACGGGTGCTCATCTTCTTGACCGTTGCCGTCGCTATCAACGCTAATGTTGATTGGGTTACCAACTGAAAAAGAGGTGTGGAAGTCAGCTATTTCTTGAGCGAATGGGTGCGACAAACGGACATCAGCCCCGCCGTCATCTAAACGCCTTGATTTCTCCCTAGATATTTCAGTGTTAACACCCTTGTAGTAGCTATCTAACTTAATTAAGCGTTGGCGCTGATTATTATAATGGTGCAACAAGAACTCCCCAATACGTTGGCTAGTCAAGTTGCTAAGGTCTTCTTGATAGACCATCAACGACTGTTTCAAGTCATTATAATTTTTTGTTTGATAATCTTCTGTCATCGTAGTCCTATATCCTTAACTGCTTGTACTCGTTGTTGGTAATTCATGTAGCTGCCATCCTTATTAGTAAAGATGATTGGCTCAAGTGCATATCCTAGCGCCTGAATAGCATGGTCGTTTCCGTCTTCCGGTTTATTTAGAAACTTGCCAAACTTATCCTTCTGATAAGTGAACGTACTCATTTCTTCAAACAAGTAAGTAGCACTTGGGTGTATGTGATAACGGTAGTTTTTCATAAACTCGATCCGTTGTTGGTTACTGTCCTTTCCTTTACCAACAGGAATAATGTTGCGCAATCCCCGTGTTTGTAATTCTGCAATTGTTCTTGGTTCAGCACTATCGGCATACACACGCCCAAGCATGGCGCCGTTCTGCGCAAGCTTATGAGCCATCGGTTCGTTTAACATCCCCGTATGGTAGAAACCGCCGTATACATAGATATCGTTATCTTTAACGGTCGCCTTAACAAATGCTGTCGGGTCGTGAGTGAAACCAAAATCAAGTCCCATGATTTGACGGCCAACAATTTCGCTGGGTTCAAAATCTTCCAAATCAAAAAGGCCATCGAAAACGAGGCCTTCAGCAATTCCCCAATCACCATACACTGCTACTCGAGCGCGGTTAGGGTTACGTATTTTCATCTCTTCCATGTCGTCAATAAATCCCTGGTTAAGATGATGATTATTGTGGTAAGTGGTGGTAAATGATAGCACGCTCTTGCGCCTAGTCTCATCATCAAAAAACTCTGACTTAAGCCAATGTTGTTCAGACCATGGGTTAAACGTGAGGAGGTGCTGATAGTAGCCGTTATCTGGTAATAGTCCACGAATAGATTCAATTACGGTGTTAAAAGCGTCTAAGCTCTTTAGCTCGTACGCCTCTTCCCACCACGTCCGACAGATAAAGCCATGTTCAGCTTTGATAGACGTTAACTTAAGCGGGTCATCCATCCCCCTAAAGTAAATCTTTTGACCAGTGGG